TCTGCTTCAAAGCCATTGCAAATCACAGCTTTGTGTTGCATCACCAAATATTCCCTAACTGCTGTCCAATGTTTAGGACGAATGTCAGGACGGTTAGCCTTGTAAGTCTCTGTAAGCTCCCTACGGAAGTTACCCTTACCTGTCAGGTACACGCTGTATTCCGTGCTTCCTGTGTCTGCAATGATGTCTTGCATCATCTGATCGGCTCTAGCCTGTGCTACCCAAGCATCATCTTCTTCTGCTGACGCTGCGGCTCTATAAACCACAATGTCACCATCTACAAGTGCTCTCATATTGTTCCTAACTATTGCAAAATTGCAGTCCAATAGGCCAGTGAATTTCTTCACTGACCGGTATAGACTTCTATAGTTCACTATAAAGTGGGGAATCTCGATTTGGGCTTAAACCATATGTTAAGGAAATCCAAAAAACTTAACACATCACCATCCTCGATAATTGGATTAACGATTCCCAAACTCTTTAAGTTGCTTGTGCTTTATCTACAGATGCTGCTGCATCTTCCTTGATGGCTTCTGCCATGTCGATATCACCTGCGGTGTAAGATTCAAACTTACGAGCAAAAGAAATAACCAAGTCAAGAGTTGAGAGTTCCAACTCAAAAGGCTTAGCACCCCTAGCAGCGATGTAAATGTCTGTAGCCCTAGCCAATGCGTTCTGACGAACGATGGCACGATCTCCATGAAGGGGAGGGACAGGAAAGACTTTTTCTTTGTAGCTGCTGTATGTTCCCGCCTTGGGGGCGGCTGCTGCTGTTGATGTTGGCGCTCCCGCGCTACTAGTAACTGTGGTTACTGGTGAACCACGATTAATAACACGAACAGACTTAGTCTCAACACCGTAAGTACCACTGACACCATCAAACTCAACCTCATACCCAGGTTGAATGCCAGGATCTTTGAAGCCACATTTAACCCAAGAACCAGCAATTTTCATGCTGTAAGTTGGCTTAAGACCGAACTTGGTGTTGACTTCTTTGGTAGCTACTTGTTCAACAATACCTGTTTGCATAGTCATGATATTACATTTCTTCCATTTCAAACCAATTGGTGCCAAAACTAGCTCCTGCATTGAGCTTCAGAGCTAGTGGCGTTTTAAATATCTCTAAGAAATACTCATGTGTGTTTTTTAGTATGTCTGTGATCTCCAATATAAAGTTAACAACGGAATCTGCTCTTACATCAAACATTAGTGAGTCGTGGATGGTGTTAACCATTTTTACATCGTATCTACCTACTATTTCTCTAAAGATGATTCCCAACATCATAGGAACGATATCCCCAGTAGCTAGACCTTGTATTGGGTAATTCTTTAGTTCTGTAGGGGAGAAATTGTATGTTCTTGCAGACCAACTACTTTCGCTGTAGTACTCCTTAAAAAAGAACTTTCTACCTGTTTCAGTATTTAGTGTGTAAGCCCTAGTTTTTTCTCGCACACCATCTTCACCCACAATAAAAGAAGCTTTAGCTTCTACTAATGCTGCAAAGTCTCTATGCCAAGCACCAACCTGTGGGTAACGTGTGTAGAACACATCGATGAAGTGTTTAGCCTCATCTAAGCTGCATCCAGCTTGTTTGCTGATAGCTCTAGCACCAGCTCCATAGATCAACTGGAACGTCCTAGACTTAAAAGGCTTACGTTCTTCTTTGGTAGGCATCCTACCGAACATATCTTTGTATAGAGCACTGTGGATGTCTGCTCCACCAAAGATGTCAGCTATGAGTTGCTTGTCTTTAGTAACATGGGCAAGAGCTACAACCTCAAGCTGATTGAAGTCCACTTCTACGATCAGACCCCCACTGTACCTTGAAGTGAAGATCTTCTTGATAGGGTTATTACTGATGTTTTGTAAATTAGGGTTGGTTGATGACAGTCTCCCGGTGACTGTTGCAGTGTGGTTCAATTTTCCGTAAATGTAGTCTCCAATGATGTGCTTGCTCAAGCCTTGTACATACGTTGAGAGCTGCTTAGATAGCTCACGGTACTTAAGCAGTGCTTTGATGACTGCTATACACCTAGGATCAAAGGTGTGGTTGAGCATGTCGCTAAGCACTGCATCATCAACACTTACTTGCCCAGTCTTTGAAGACACTTTGTCAGGATCAGGCGTGTATTTAATGTAAGGCTTGATAACAAGCTCTTTATCTATAAGCTTGTACTTGGTGTTACCGTTCTTGTAAACACCAACTTCTTCTTTAACCTTTATTTTCTTTACACCACCAAAAAAGAACTGGGACCATTGCTTAGGACTATTGATATCTTCAATATACCCATGAGCTAGTTCTTCTAGATTAAGCTTTACATCAACGTATTCGTTGACAACTTCTACCGTGTATTCATCTAGTGTAGGTTTATCAATATGTAAGCCGTTGAACATCATCTCCGTTGTTGCATGGAGAGCTTCCATTTGGCTAAGAATCAAAGTTTGTTGATTCTGTCTAATGGCTATCATCCACTGTTGATGTGCTATAGCCAGTGTGTTTTCTACGTCTTGTTTTAAGTACGGGATAAGCTCATGATGGGGAATCTTGTCAGACCCCAGACCTGCTTGAAAATAAGCTTTGATCTTGTCATCTTTAATGGGAAGCTTGTACTTCACACATAGCTCATCCAAACTAGACCACTTGCTTTGTTGTCCTGTGAGGATGTACTCAGCAAGCTGTGTATCCCAAATTTTATGTTCTTGTAGATTAAACTTAATACTAGGACTTGTGCGATACAAATACAGCAAATCAAAAGCTATGTTGTGCCCACAGAAAACAGCACTTAAATCTTTAGTAGCTATTAAACGACCTGCTAGCTCCATATCATAGGTAGTGTCTGCTGTACTATCTCCGTAAGATATACCAAAAGCGACAATATGATTGTCGGGATGCATAGGATGTGATAACCCTATGTCTTCATTTCCGTTGAGTGTTGTTTCAACGTCAATAGCTACGAATAGCGGTGCGGTCATGGTTTTCCACACTCCTTTAATCTTTAAGTTACTCGAAACGTGCTCTGATTGGATCAATGGTCACAAGATACTGACCATGACGCTCTAACTCTACTTGTTTGACACCTCCTCCTGGCAACTTGTTCTTAGGAACGTTGATAGTCCTGATCATTTCTTCTTCTGGACTCTTGGGATCTTTGTATTTGCCGAGGGTAATGACAGCATCCGCTTCACCCGGTTTATCTGTTTTACTTCCACGGAGAGCATCCATGCCGATAAACGGAGGGTCTTTAAGATCCACAGCCGAAGCACTAACTTGAGAAGCCGCAATAACAGGGCCATACGTTCTAGCGAGTTCACGTGCCCACTTGTAGATTTTGCCAAGCATAATGTCTTCACGATCTTCTCCTTTGAACCCAGCAACCTTGTCTAGTTGATCGAACACAATCAACCCAGGATTAACTTCTCTGAACAAGGTTTCCAAGTCTCGTACATGGTTGGTGTCCTTAGTAACACGAATCTTGTTTTTATCACCACCCATAAGTAGCTCGTATTGATCCATTGCTGACTTTGAATCAGCAATAATGTCCTTGGATGTTTGACCCAAGGCACCTTGAACAATACGAAAGAACACAACGGAGGATTCTTCTTCGTTGTTGACCCACACTACAGGTCTACTTTTAGGAAGTTGTTGAGCTATGTAGCTAATCTCACTAGCTAGAAACGTAGTTTTACCAACTTCCACGCGAGCAGCAACAATAACGAAGTTGCCAATACGAAGAGGACCAAGACTCCTATTAAGAACATCCAGCCGCCACTCATAGCCGCTAGAACTAATCCGATCAGAGATAGCAGATAGATCAGCACTGACAAATAGATCATCTTTTTCAATATACCTCTCTACATCTTTGAGGGCATTGGTAGCTAGGATGTGTACGTGCTCAAGGTCACTAGAACCCTCCTTAACTTTTTCACACTCTTCCATGATCTGAGCTAAGTAATCAAGCTCTATAAGGGTCTTAATGACCTCTTCATGTGCATGGTGGGGTACAAAGGTTTTAGACTTTGTAAGTGCCATACGAAGCTTAACGATAGCATCGTCGGTAAGCCTTTTACTCTGATCAGAGATCAAATAAGCTGAGAACGGTTCCCAGTCAAACTTAGTCAATCCTGGAAATGATCTGTAGTATTTGTCCATACCATCTAGGATGGTGTTGGTTTCTTTGACTACTACATGCGGCTTGATGTACCGTCTGTATTTAGCCAAACTCTCCTTGCTCTGAGAGCAAAGATAGATTAAGTCATAATCCATGTAGGATAGCCTTGAGTTCTTCTTTAGTACATTCTTTAGGTTCTCTGTCTTTGTTAAAAGACAAACAAAGAACCTCATTAGGAAGAAAGTAAGTTAGTTTTTTATAAGCTTTAGCTGCTCCTTCAACACCTGCTTTATCAGGATCAAGCCAGATACAAACTTTAGTAAAACCAAGCTCATGTATCTGCCTTAAAGTTCTATCTGAAATTGTTGTTCTAAGTAGTGCCACACTACTGATGCCTGTATTACGAAAGATTCTGTAAGCACTTAAATAATCTTCAGTTATTACAAGGGTCTTAGAACCGTTGTAGAACCAACTAGCATCGCCCCTATTACCACTATAGGTATAGTTGGTTAGGTATTTAGGTATAGCTTCTGGAATTAGATTTCTTACTTGATAACCTATGGCATCCATGTCTGGGTTATGTAGAGTTAAAGCAACACTTTTAGGTGAGCCTTGAACACCATTAAAGTTGATGTCATCTACATTGCAGTAGTAGGTATGCAACCAAACAGAACCTTCTAAAGATAAGCTTGTAAGCTTAGGCTTTACAGTTTCTTTAGGAATTACAGGTGGTTTGTCTTTAAACCAGCTAGATAGCCTACTAGAATCATCATAAGAAAAACCAGATTCTGTACAGTGGTGGCAGTAAGCTACTAGACCTTTAGCGTTACGCATGATGTACAACCTACGTTTTGTATCCTCTCCCGAGGAACAACCTACGTGATTGACATGCACTTGCTCATTTATGTTACTAGGAGCATTAGCTAATATAAGCTTGCGGTCTATCATATATATCTTTTTGGTAAAACCCAAAATATAATGCCCCCAACTAAAGAGGCACTATGGTTTTGTAGTTCTAGATTGAGCCGTAGATCTTTGTGAACAACTCTTTAGCTACTTTCTTTTGAGTGTCGTTCAGCTTATTGAGATACACAACCTCAAAAGCTTTAGTTAAAGATGCTCCAACAGCAATCTTTCTACAAATGCTAAACAACGATCTAGGAGAGATAGTCAGGTTGAACTGACCAGCTTCATATCCTTGTCGAACAAGATTAGCAAGTTTGACAAGCTCTTTAGCTGCTTTGTCGTTGATGCTGAACCCCCATTTGTTCAACAACATCTTTTCTTCAACTGCTGGTTGAAGGTAGCCGACATAGACTGCTGTACCGAAGCGGTCGAGTGTAGCACTGTTCTGAACGTTGGTGCCTGCGTGTGAACCCGTATCGTCACCTTGACCTTGGGTGTTCCCAATGGCTACAAGCCTGAAATGCTCGTGTGGGATCACCATTTTGTCATGGGTACTTCCTGGCATTTCTTTCAGGAAAAGCTTGCCATTGTCCTCTAGAAGCCACTGTAGACCCATGCTGATCTCTGGGGGTGTGACATCCCATTCATCCCAAGCAAAGACAGCACCGTACTTTACAGCTTCTGTTACAGCACCATCAACCCAAACTGTTGAGCCATCCTTAGCTGTCAACTGACCAAAGATCATGGATGAGTCCATGTCACCAGTGCAATTGATACGAATAAAAGGACGATTGGTACGAGCACAAAGCTGTTCAATCATGCTGGACTTACCTGCTCCAGTAGGACCAAAGCAAAGAACTTTTTCTTTCAATTCCCAAGCTCGCAAGATGTCAGCAGCAAGCTCAGGGTTAAGCACATAATTCTTATCAACTTCTGGGATAAACGAAGCTATACGCTCGTCCCAGACATAGTCATCAAATACCGTAACACCAAAATCATCAGCATCTGAGTAAAACTTGATACCAATAACATCAGAAAAGTATTTCTGATTTGAAGTTATTCTGTATTTCAATGAACCAGCTTCTGTAAACACCGGATCTGGTACAACTTTGTCTTCATCAAAGTACAAGTCTGGGTCTGGTTCACGACCACCCATCTTACGTTTGTCCATAGCTTCTCTCAAAGCTTTTTTAACGAGACTCTCAACTTTTTCGGTACTAGACATTGAGGATTTTCTTTTCTATTAAGGTTAACAAACAAGTAGGAATTTGTTCTGCAAGGTTTACAACGCTATGAGACTTGTAATAGCTACTTACTGATGGAGAACACAAGCCTAAGCCATAGATATCTATTGATGATTTTTCTATTTCTTGAATTACCTTTTTTGTAAAACGTTCTAAACCCGTTGAAGATTTAGAAGCTGCTGGAGAACCATCTGACATTACTATCAGCATTCTCTTTTTTTCTTTGCGTTGAACAAGCCTATCATGTGCCCAGATGATATTTTCTCCATCTGGATTACCACACATGAAACTACTGCTCATTGCAAAGTATTCTATGAGGTCATCACTACTAACTTTTAAGTCAGAAAACCCCTTGTATATATACATAAATGGATTTATTTCACCTCCGATAATAGGACCGTCAGTAAAACCTAGTATTTCTAATGGTATGTTTAGAGTAGAACATACCTCATTGAGTAGTAATGTTGAAGCTAAAGCATAATATACTTTCATGCCTCCCATACTACCTGACATATCCACTAGAACTGTTATAGCAGCGTCTAGAACTTTATTATCTATCTTTTTCTTAAATACTCTTTCATTAAATCCTGGAGCATTAAAACAAATACGTGACAATCTAGATTGATCTAGTTTGCCTCTTTTTGTTCCATATTGTGTTTGTACCCTAGCTCTAATCTGTATCAGCTTCCTTACTTGCTGAGCAAAATTCTCTTGAGCTACAAGTTTTTTACCTACCATTTCATAGTATTCAGCTTTAAACTTTGAGTAAGAAGGTGCTTTTTGAAAGAACCTTACATTACCAGTATTTTTAGGATAGTTAATTACTACGAACTTACTATAGTCCGTAAGATCCCAAGTTCCCGTACTTAAAGCAACTGGTTCAAAGTTAACACCAACCTTAGACATCTCTTTACCATGTTCTGGCATGGTTAAAGAAAACTTTTTTAGGTCTTCTTCTGTTAACTTTATGGTAATTACTTTATATTCCTCTTCTTCGGGGGCTTTCTTTTCACTTTCTGAATCACCTTTGTCTTCAGGAGATCCTGAAAGCTCATCTTTGGAATGTTCTTCAGCATCCTTCTTAGCACCTTCTTTATCACCTTTATCTTCTTTCTTATCTTTGTTTTTGATACTGGGGCTTGGTTTTTCTTCTTTGAGTTCTTTCTTACAGTCCTCACCTAGTTTTGTAAGGATATCTAGGGCTAAATCATAGGTAGATTCAGTTCCTAGTCTTTTGTTAAGAATACTATGGCAATGTACAAGACGATCAGAATAACTATTAAGAACATCCATGACTTTCTTGTTGATGCCTGAACTGTAGCTACTAGTAACAAGCTCTATTGAAGGGAAGTACTTAGCACATACAGTACTATCCCAACATATCAAAGCTGATATTAACTTTGATATAGAAGATGTATCCTTAATAGATTTATTAAGAATACTTTCTACTAAGCTACTGTTACATTCATCCCAATTGTCTTTGAAACCTTTATATTCTTTGGCTTCAATGACATTTACTCGGCTATCTTCCAAGTAATTCCATACAAACATAAGTATGGATTTGGGATCAACCTCTTTTTCCTCCAAAAGTTCAAAGCTAGAGAACCGATCATGAGCTACCTCATGGTCAGTCGAACACATCAATTGTTTCAACTGTTCATCTGTTGTAGCAGCAACAATCCTAGGCAGATAGATGGTCTTTCCATCATGTCTAGGTTGGTTGGTGTCCTCGAAGATTACGTTCAAACCAGCTCTACCAGCACTGGCTCTGACGTACTTCATAACTTCAATGCCCTTTGTAAGCACTTTAACGCCCCTCTATGAAGTTTTTAACCCTAAGGTAGACCTCCTCCCCATCCAAGTGTTTTGGAGTGGCTATGAGGCTGTTTATGACCTTGGTAACGTATTCATCCAAAGTGACCTCTGGCTTGTCTTCTCCTTTCATTTCTTTGATCTTGCTTTGCAAGAACGTTTTGCCATGACACTGGCCGTTGTGGTCAATCAAAGAGATGTTGAGTTTCATAGCTCCACACACAACACTCTTGGCACTTCTCCAAGGTCCAGGCATTGATGTGATTTCAAAGTCTTTGCGGATTTTTGTTTCAGTCTCTCTAACTTCCTTATTGAAAGTCTCAAGAGTTGCATGTGTGTAAGCCACACGCAGCATCTTTTCGAAAGTACTATTGCCAGCTTGGTCACTGACAAGAGATTCTGTAGCTGCGGTATACAGCGTGCTGTATTCACTTGTGCTATCTAATTCCATTTACGATCTCCAAATAGGCAACATGCCTCAATAACCCACTTGTTAATGGGTTATTAAAGTGTTCGCTTCGCTTAGTTATTCGTTGTATTCTGATGACTCTCCATCGTAAAACCAATTGAGATAGCTGAGTATTCCATGTTTGAAACTATTGTCAGTCTCATTGGTTTCTTCCAACCCAACTTCTTCTAAACTATCAAACTCTACAATATCTTCCCACTGCATCTCATCAACAAGATCCAGAATCTTAGACATAACACATTCTCCTTTTAATTAAAACCACAAATAAAAATAGACTGCAAATGGCAATCCAACACCTGCTGCCAAGATGACAGCACCAACAACATCAATCCAACTACTATGTGTAGTTAGATTCTTCTGATAGATATTAGTAACATCTTTCATGGTTAGTAAATCACCCTGGTTGTGTCCCATTTGTCAGCTCTTTCTTTATAAATGAAGTGGTCATTAGGAATCTCATCATTAGAGAACATTTCCTTCCAATAGTCATCATCACAGACTTCAAAACCTGCTGAGAGCATCTCATCCAAGAGTACCATTTTCGATGATCTATATCCACGGGGAC